CTCCCTGTGGCATGGATCCTCAATGGTGCGCCAGCGCCAATTGTTCAAGCAGTAGCAATTGGGATGCATAACCTTCAATCTGTTGTGTTTACATCCCTAACTGTTGCGGCATGGGCATGGCGGTCCGTAATCTGGTTTTGGGCATCGAAAGTTTTAGTTTTCCCAACTGTTTGTTTGGGGTTACTGTTGCGAGTAGTTGGCCTGGGCTGGATGAAGGTCACGTCGTGGGCGTGGGTGCGCTTTGCGTGGAGACATGTTGAGGGAGCGGCTCAGCGCGTGTCAAATACTGGTGCAGATGTCTGGGATTTTGTCAAACGGAATTGGGATACCTGTGTTGTGGGCATTGTAACTGCCACCGTGGTGTGGACTGTCCTTAGTATTCTCGCAAGAGAAGAAGAGGATAATCCACCCCGGAGGCGGAAGCGACCAGAATTGGATCGGAAGACTATCTTCAATGCAGCCAATGTGGTGGCTGGGGGAATGGCTCTTGTCATGGACAGGGATGTTAGAAATTTCATCCTTGTTCCACAAGTCTCTCGTGTGTTGGGCAATCTTGTCCAGTACACATGGGTTTTGTGTCACCAGCTCTTTGGGATACCTTATTATGATCGGCGAGGTGTTTTGTATGATGCATCGGGGCGACCCTGTGTGCCATCAAATACTACCGATCATCGTAGTGGGCTGGGGTGTTATTCTAACACCCCTCCCACACCATTACCATCAGTCCCCAGCAATCGGGGTTCTTCGAGCCATGAGTCAAGTGGCGATGAGGAGGACGCCGAGGAGGACTTGAACGCACCAACTGGCCCTAGCCAAATGGTCCGACGCTTTTTGTGGAAACCTGTTTCCACATTGGGTGCCGGCCCAGATGTCGCAAAGGCTGAGTTAGATTTGGATGAATCACAGCTCATAGATGATCAATGTAAAGAGCTGGATTTAGCACTCCAAACCCAGTGTCGTGACACAACACTGGAACCTGATGAAGTCTTGGCATTTGTACAAGATCTCGGAAAGGGGGAGGAGTCTGATCCTTACAAGCGTGTGGGTATTTTCAATAGACTACAGGCAGTGTGGTCCGCAGTGACGGGGAAGTTGGATGAGTACGTTCTGCAAAAGATCGTGCTTGTTATGGATAACCTTGGTGAGCGGGCAGCATTTGTGTGTGGGATATTTGGTTTTGCGGCTTTGGCAGTGGCGGTCTACCGGGAGGTGAAGGATAAGACCCCGAAAGTACGCACCGTGGTTTCAATAATCATGGGAGTGCTTCTGGGCATCTTCATTGCCTGCTGGATCCATTCTGGCAAAAAAGGAAAACCTGAGAAGATCCATCACAAAAAGGTTGAGTCTGATGAGGACCTATTCCTTGCGTTAGTTCGTGAGGAAGAAGAGAAACAAAAGAAGCAACTGAGTGGGGATGAGGCTGATCGCCTCCAGGATGAGTATTGGAAGAATGTTCGTGAGGGAGCAAAGAGGGATCGTGTGGCTAAGGGCCAAAAATATCGACCAGGTGTCGATGATGTGGCGTATGAACGAAAGAACAGAAACCGCATTCCCGGTGCAACACGCGCCTATGCTGCAGCAATGTGGCTGGCGAATGTTAATCCTGGTGAGTTTGGCAATGACCCGGCGACCCTCTCTGCTATCGCACATGCGCGTTATGTGCAGAGACAGGTGGATGCAGTTGAATCTGAGTATGCGGAGGTGTATAGGACTTGGGGAGAGACACTATATGAGGTTTTGCTCAATACAAATCCGTATTGGCGGCGTGACCATCCGGTTACTTCTCCGATTAGTGATGAGTTGAGAGCGGCCACTAATGGTGCCTTGAACGAAGTGAACAGGCAGGCGAATAAGTTACGGTCAGTTAGAGCACGGGGGGAGGCCCTTGGCCTCAACCCCGATAGCTTTCCGCAACCGGTCACTCCTGGTTCTTATGCACAGTTTTCGGCCTGGTGGAACCAAGCTAAATTGAAAGGCAAGTCATGGGCAGATGTCTCAGATGAGGAGGAAATTCAAGCCAAATTGGAACTTGAGTATGGTTATCCTGAACCTGAGTTGGATCCAGGATTTCCAAAGCTTAAGGAAAAAGATGGTGAGACTGACTTTTCAACTAAGTTTTCAGCCCTGAAAGCCGAGTATAAAAAGCATGGGATCACTGAACCGAAGATTCCAAATTCTCGGTGGAATCTGCGAAACCATTCGAATACACAGAAGCGCAACATTCTTTATGGCATCTTGGAAAAGTACTTGGCGGATGAGTTGGCTAAACAACGCCCTAGTGTGTATGATAGCGTCTCGTCCAAAAAAGAAACGAAGGTGTCATTTCAATTGCCTAGTGATGAGGAATCTTTGACTGAGGCTTCCATACGGGTTGCCGGCCCTAATAAGGCCGTTAAAGGACAATCCACACCATCCCTCACTTCTGGTGGGAAGCCAAAGAAGAAGAAAAAGGTTGTGAAGAATGTTGGCCCAGAAATGGGTGCAGCACCGCAACCAGTGGTGGAGGAATCCACCACAGCCATTGTCTGGCAGCCAAAAGAGGAAATGAGTATTTCTGGCTCGATTCCATTGAACCCAGCCCATTTTTCTGATGTTTTATATGTCATGAATCATGGGTTTACTGGTGTTGGTGACAGCGAGCAGCTTCAAGCTTGTGATTATGTGGGAAACTATTTAGTCACGACTTACCATCCTTTCAATACTTATCCCCAAGGGGAGAAGTTTGATGTGGGTTCGAAAGTTGTAGTTGGCCGGTGCCGAAATGTGTTTGGTGATCGAGTTTGGGAGAAAGAGCCTGTGGAGGTTGTTAGGATTGATGGTCCTAATGATTTGATGTTTTTGTCTAAACCGACAAAAATATTGAGTGGCTATAAGCCACTCCGACCGCAAAAGCCGAAGGGTGAATTTTCGGCAGGACTCGTTGGGATTAGTTTTCTATCTCGTGAAGCCAGGATAGTGTCGGGTGTTGTCTCCGCTGAATCAAGTCGGGATGGCACTCACATGCACCGGTTGTCGACTGAGAATGGCTACTCCGGATGTTCGATTGTTGACCCCAACAGGAGAATATCTTATGGAATCCACCAGGGCAATTTAGCCACAAAGGGGACCAATTATTGGCATCCTTTCACTCAGGATGAGGTGAACTTCCTTAGCTCCCATGTGGGAGTTGAGGTTGATCTCCACTCTTTAAACTAAATTACCCCGGTGCCACCCCTGACCCGGGGGTGGCACTGCCATGGGGTGGTTGGGCTAAGTTAGTTCAGCCCGGCGTCAAGGATGGTATGCTGGATCCATCAACACTAGGCCCAAACCTAATGCATGTTGGTTGGATCCCACGGCAAATCACCTTTTCAACGGATCCTGATCGCACTAAACCCAATCGGTTTTATCAAGAGTATGACCCGCATTTGACTAAAGTACCCGTTGAGTTGTCACACGGGGTTATTGGGGAAACTATGGCCGGTATCAATAAGCAAACTTTGCTATTTGACAATCCGGACGTTGGAGTACCAGATGACCTTGAGCCTGTGATAACCGAACTAATTGACATGCTACGGTATTATGGTGTAACTTCCAAGACTCTTTCGTTAGATGAATTGGTTGTGAACAGAAACAGTGGCACTGGATATTGGTTCAAGGAGAAATGGAAAAATAAAGGCCGGATGCTTGATGATCCAAAGGGACGATCTTACTTGGACGAGCATTGGATGTTCGCCCACAAGCGTAATTATGTTACGCCTACCAATGTGTGCGGGAAGTTTGAATATGCTAAGAATAAGAAGATTCAGGCCAATGATGTCCGCACATTTGAAACGTTTGCAGCACCAGACACATTGTATGGGATGCGCTTATGCCAGCATTTTAACAAGAAATTGGCCGCGTCTGGTTGCCCACTCTTCGGTGTTGGCTCCGATTTCTCAAGAGGGGGATTTGACCGCCTTATCCGTTCGATTACGCGGGATGGTAAAGGCGGCCCTTTCCGAACTAAGGGTATGGGAGATGTCAAGAAATTTGACAAACACTTTATGAAGACTTTGCGATGGATTTGCTTCCGGATAAGGCTTGCTTTGTTCGAGGGCACTCCAGAAGAAAAGTTGGAGTACGAAGAGCGGTTACGATATTATTACACCCATGCAACTCACCCCTTTTTATTGCTTCCATCAGGTCAGCTCCTCTTCGTCCTGTTGGGTGGTATGATGTCAGGGGATCCATCGACAACTTATGACAACTCTTTGGCTCACGCCATTATGTGGTTATACCATTTCAAGTTGAATGTGCCCGTGGAGAAATTCACATGGCGGTATTTTCTAACGAAGTGGGGGGTGTCGTTGTATTCGGATGACAACATATTTAACCTAGGTAAGTATGTTGGTTGTGCCTCTTATGAATCTAGAAGCGCGACCTACGGAAAGTTTGGGTTTCATCTGAAGGAGGAAGATGACCGGATCGCATCAGAATGGCCAGGCTTAACCTACCTTGGGGCAACGGTGGTCAAGGATGAGCTTGGTTGTTACGTACCACAATACGATATCCGGAGAATTTGGTCTAGTATTGTGTTTAGTAAGAAAACCTTATCGTCATACGAGGAATTTGCAAAAGTTCGTAGCCTTCTCGTATTGTCTGTGTTCAATGGAAGAGAGCACTTTGAGCACATACGCCGGTATTTGGAATTCTTTGTACGTAAGCGTGATGAGGACTCTGGCTTGGGTTGGCATCTCGACGTGAGGGCCTTCGAGAAAGTGGTGAGTAAACACGGTTACTTTTGGTTTTCAGGAATTGATGATCGCCCTTTCGCTTCGCCATGGATACCCACGTACACATGGTCAGTAGGCTTCTACCACTCCTGGGAAGGAGCGGTCGTTGCGAATGGATCGCAGGGGCCAAGTTCCACATGCCCTATAAGCAGGGGTCCGACCCTTGCTGATGTGGAAGGCGCGTATTATTAATGTCCGAAACACTAGCAATCGTCCCCAAGGTGGTTGGCGCTCCCACCAAAAAGGGGAAAAAGAAGAAAAAGAAGAGCAAAGCAGTGCCAGTTGTCGTTCCACAGGTAGTTGCGGTGGCAAAGAAGGCTGTACAAAAGAAGGTCAACCGGGAGGTGTCGGCGTTGATTCGCCAACCCCAACAGGTAGGAATGGGACCATCGGTAGCAATACTAAAGTCCCTAACTTGCCCGAAGGACAATCCTCCGATTCGGTGGGCGTCCAAGTACTCATCGATGCCAACAGCAACGGCCAGCCCATGGTCAATAGTGACTGCACCATGGGCTGCAGGGGTGACAACGCAAACAACAAAGCAGTTACCGGTCAATCAGATGATCGCGTTCGTCTTTCGGTGCGCCGAACGTTCAATGGTCATATACGACCACAATCCGACCGAAGAATCTTTCGTGTATCAATTCTACGGGATCGACGTGGCACACACAGTCAGCCCAACACCCCCCTCCATTTCATTCCGAGCTGGAGGTCAGGGGGCGGGGGGCGTCTTGTATGGCACAGTGGTCCCATTGAAAATCCCATATGCCGTGCCAACAAGTAGCTATGCCCCTCACGGGGCAGTGTGGTTTGCGGGCAAGGCAGAACGGGATGAGATGCGAAGATTCTTTTGGCTGGATGGGTCGCCGGCTGACTCAGTTGTAGACATAGACACTTCCTGTGATCCAGCGGACACGTACAAGATTAATATTATCTTGGATCGTCTAACGGACGAGGGAGTTCAGTTGGCTGCATATGAGTCAGGACTGTTGACTGAGGCCACTCCAGGTGGACAGATCGCTGTATTGGAGTCGGGTTATTATGCATTTTCGGCAAAAGTGACAGATAACTCGACCAGTGGAACGGTGATGATCGATTCATTGACCTACACCTCCACTACCTCAACTTTCCGCCATTTGTGTATGCCGCATTATGAGCTCAACACTGTTTCTGCGGATGGTATCCGTGTGATAGGTGCTTCCATGATGTACACAAATCAGGCTGCTGTGCTGAACCTACAAGGAAAATGTGTGGGGGTTCAGCTGCCAGTCGAGCACAATTGGACTGATTATATTAGTTCGACGGCAGTCTCCCAGCTAGCCTCTTTGGCCCAAGCGGAGACTAAGCGAGCCGATAATGGGATATACGGCTTTCTTAAACCCACTCAACCCCACGATTTCGACGTTCAACGCTACACCCAAGTGGTGAACGGAGTTTTGGTGGATTCCTTCTATCCCATTCTCCATGATTCTGCATTCCTGGGTGTGGGAGTGCAAATCGACGATGGAGCGGGGCAGGACGGGTACTTCACGTTCTCTTATAATATGGAGTACCAAACAACAGACACTTGGCGTGAAATAACTGCTTCACCCTACGAAGAACAGACTTACGACGTAGTCCTGCGCATGTTGAAGGACATGCAGCAGTGGTATGAAAATCCACTGCATTTGAAGCAGATATTGTCCGGTGGCAAGAAATTGCTATCGGGTGCAGCAAGAGGAGTCATGCGGTACGGCCCGGGGGTCGTTGCTACGGCTGCCAAGCTGGCACCGCTCTTGTTGTAGCACACAAGTGGGCGGGGTTCACTCGTATAGGCAGCTGCCTAGCGCCTGCGAGTCTTTTCCCTGAAAGAGCCCTCTAGCAGCAACCTGCTCTTCTATGATCCCGTATTGCTTAACGGCACACCGCTAACCTCCACCAGTCCGAACTGGCGTGTTTGTAGGACCCTATGGGTCCGTGGTGTTTGTGACTACTACATACCACAGAGGTGGACAGCCTGGTGGGAAGTGGTTCCTTTGGAACCGAACTACCTGTCTGTCCTACATCTGTAGGATGTGGCAAAACATGATGCTTGGATAACGGAAGCCCTTTTATCAAACTCAGTGCAATTCAGCCGCTGGGTTAAGG